AAAAACGCGCTTTAATTATATTACAAATGAGTGATATAATTAAAGAAAACCAAGACCGTCTGCGCGATGCTGGTATTGTTGAAATTATGAATGGATATTTGAAAAATTTCACGAATAAAAAGAATTTCAAAAATAAAATTAAATTGCTCGATAAGGTATTGGAAACTATATCTGCTCTCTCTGACGATGATGAAACGCGGGATGAGTTTATTGATTCAGGTTTATGTGACCTTGTAATTTACACAGTTCGACCGCATTTGAATAAAGACAAAATTCTTCTTCGATTTTCGGCATTGGTGGTTGTTATTGCCAAATCAGATGTTGGGTTAAAACAATTTATTAAAAAGCTAAAAGAAACGTTAAATCGCGATGAACTGGAAGCGGTTACTGAAAAGATTGCTTTTATTGCGGAAGTTGGAGATATTTCAGAAGAATACGCTCGGTGCGAAGATTTGGTAAACGGAGAAGATGAAGAACCTGTAGTTGAAACAAAAAATATATGGGATAAATAATACAATACCATTACATAGAAAACGTGCAAAGGAGCAAAAAAATATAGAAAGGTTATATATAAAATATATAAACATGCATCTGTCATCGGTCTCGCAGGCGCGCCAAGCGCTCGAAGCGAGTAGCTTAGATGAATATCGAAAAATAAAGGAGCACACACGAAAGGAAAATGTAAAAAAACAAAACCGGAAAACCTTAGAGGAAATAGAAGATTGGGTCAAGGAAACATCAAAACCGTTTAGTCCCCCCATAGAAAACCCTTTAATAAAGCAGCAAGGAAATGGTTTTTTTGAAACTGTTATGAGCGGAAATATTTCTAAAGTGAATCAATCTATTAGCATGTATTGGGGAAAGAAAGATGTTCTAAATTGGAGAAATAGCTCGGGAGCCACACCTCTAATTGCCGCGTGTTCAAAAGGCGATGCAGAACGCGTTTTTCTTTTATCAAATACTATTGGAATAGACGTAAACGCGGCCGATGAAAACGGATGCACGGGATTATGGTGGGCCGCGTTCAAAGGAGATATTGACATAGTAAATATTTTACTCAACGAAAGAGATTTAGAAATTAATTTGGCACCACGTGACGGTAAAACGCCATTGGTAATTGCACGAGAAGAGGGACACGAAGCCGTTGTTGCGCGTCTGAATAAGGAAAATGCCTTGGAAATTAATGGCTTTCGTCTTCGTCCCCCCGGATCTAATGCAAAAACAAATCCTCCCTTCAAAAACAAAATCAATCAACTCATTTACAATGCTGCAAAAAAAGGAGATTCCGAAAAACTTGAAGATTTACTAAATGAATGGTCAGGCAACAAATCCGCGCTTAATTGGCGCAATATGGACGACGACGGTAGATCCGCTCTTGTTGCGGCTTGTTACAATGGACACGTTGAATGTGTGCGCGCTTTGGTGAATACATCTGGCGTTGACGTCAATCTGGCAGATAAAAATGGACAAACTGGGCTGTTTTTTGCGGTATACAACGGCAATTTAGAAGTGGTAAAAGAATTGATCGCTATTAATGATATTAACCCGTACATAGCTCCCAATAAAGGCGAATACAAGGACAAAACTCCTCTTATGCTTGCATTGGACGGAGCCGAGAAAGGTTTAATAAATACATCGGTAGGTGAATTGATTACATTCAGACAAATTGAGACTATATTGCGGAAGGCCGGCGTTCGTCTTCGTTTTTCGTGTAAACCCGATGTAGATCCCTCTCTAAAGGTCATATCAAGTATGAACGTTTTTTTTTGTAAGATATTTATGTGCATTGAACACAAATTCAAGTACAAGTGGAACGAGGAGGATGCCAAAAAAAGAGATGAACTTTTCTCGGCCGCAGAAAATGGCACGGTTGATATTTTAAAAGAAATACTCGATACTTGCGGAAATGTTTTTATATTAAATTGGCACTCAGAATCAACCGGTGAAACACCGCTTACTATTGCTTGTGCAAATAACAATATAGAATGCGTTAAAGAACTGGTTGATACATTCGGGGTAAGAATAAACGAGGTAAACAAAAAAGGAGAGACCGGTTTATTTAAAGCTGCGTCTAAAGGCAATGCCGATGTTGTAAGCGTATTAGTAGCGGTCAATGGGATTGAAATGAATAAAGCGCCATATGCCGAAGGAGAGCACGAGAGTATAACTCCACTTGAAATAGCAAAAAAGAATGGGTTTGATGATATTGTTCGGCAACTAGCAATGGCGGGAGCCAAATCGGATGAAAAAACATTAGAAAAGGCAGTAGCTGACACAAACGCAATTGCTATGTCAAATGCAAAAGTGGTGTTTGATTTTTTACAAGAAAGAAACGAAGAACAATATAAAAAAGAAAAAAAATATATAGAAGAAAAATACAAGCAAGAATTGATGGACATATTGAATCGAAACAAATACATGGAAGATGCCTTTATTTCTCATGTTGGCGGTCTTCTTTATACTGAAGTGCAAAAGGATGACAACGACAAACTTATTACTTTACTTAATTTATTCAATAAATTTCTTAACTCGTCTATTCTCAATTGGTCCAAATCTGAAGATGAAAGTGATGAAAAGCTCTCCGGCGCCTCAATGCTTTTAATTGCTTGTATAAATAACAACGCCGAAATGGTCAAAACTCTAATTAATATACCGGACGTTGATGTTAATTTTAAAAACAATATTGGAAGAACCGCGCTTATGTATGCTTGCGAATATGAATATTTATATATTATTAAGTTGTTACTTGAACATCAAGATATAAATGTTAATTTTGGCGATACAAAAAATAGGACCGCGCTATGGTATGCGGTTAAAGAAGAAAAATACAAAGCGGTCGCCCTTTCAATACAGCATCCCCATTTAAATATTAACACAATATCTCTTAATGAAGAAGGTAAGGAAGAAACTTTGCTTTCTTTTGCGTGGAAAAATACGTTGAAACCTGAAGGCAAAAGTGTTGAAATGGAATGGAAAAAATCTTGGGATAAACTTAATGAAACTGCAAAACAGGCAATTCAAGAGGATGAGCATCGAGTGGTTACACCGGATGGGGACCCGTCCAAGATGACACCGACCGAGAGGCTTCTTCATTATTCACGTCCCGATACATCAACGAAACGCTATTTAGATATAGAAAAGAATTACTCTATGGGAAAAATGAAGGAAGGCTGGAAAAAATGGGAGGAAAAAAGATCTAAAAAAGAAGAGGAAAGACGCGATAGGAGAGGATGCTACGATTGCAATGATTCTACATATAAAATTTTTTGCGTATTACGAGATGCATTGCATAAAAATGAAAATTCTAAACACGACGCGGGAAATCTTTTGTTGAAAGTTTCTAGACGCGTAGAACAATTGTACAGTTTGTTCAAAAATTTACTCGACGATTGGTGTGGAGTTTCAGAGGTGCTTAATTGGAAAGACGAAAAAACTGGACGCACACCAATTATTGAAATCATTCGAAATAATGCGAAAGATAATCCCGGTTGGATGTATTATTTGGCAAATACACACGGCGTTGACATCTACATTCGCGACAATAAAGGAAAGAATGCGGTTGACTGGCTAGAGTCACTAAAATTAGATCCCAAACCTTTAGAAAACGTTCAACTGCAACGAATAGAATATAAAGAAAACATGGACAAAGAGAAAGATAAAAAACAGAGAGAGGAACAGGAATTGGAAGATATAAAACAGAGGAAAGCAATAAGAATAGAAGAAGAACTAAAACAGAGGAAAGCAAGAGAAGAAGAACATATGAAGTCCCCGACACCGAAGCCTGGATTCTTGTCTTCTGTTCGGGAATCAATTTTTGGGAAAAATAACGGAGGAAACAACGTGAAAAAAAATAAAAGTAGAATCAAAAATATAAAAAATTCAAGAAAAACAAGGAAAGTAAAAAAGAAATACTCAAGAAAAATGCGCAATAAATGAATTACACCCTTGAAGATTTCATAACTTGTGAAAATGGGACGCCTCTGCTTCGCTTGAGGGCGTGTCAATAGAGATTCAATGGAAACGTTGCCGATAAATGAATTAAAAGGCAAATCTCCTATGGAGATTTGTCCCGTTTTAAATCTTCATCGGTGTAAAACGTTTTTCTGGATTTCGCTATGCTTCGTCGTTTTTTATTTTTTCTTTGTCTTTTCGATTTTGCGCGTTTTTTGCGCACTCTATTTTCTAATAAAACCAGTGCCATTTTTTCGTCTCTAATAGAATCCACCGGAATCGCGTCAACCGTTTGTATTTTTATTTCACCGTAACAGTTAAACGCGCTCAACATATTTATTTTAAAATATTTAGATTTTTTAATATAATCCACCGAAAACTCGCGAAAACAACGAGCAATTGAATTTATATATTCTAATTTTATAAGTTGCAAATACATGCCGTTTACTCTATATCCGTTCTCTACATTATCTCTCATTTTCTTAGAAACAAATTCGTTATAAATGGTGGTCGTCACGTTGAATATAGAGACAAGATCGTTTTGTATTTTTTCAGGTGTTATTTTTTTATATCCGATCATAGTTTCATAATAATCGTCAAACGTTATATCTTCCATGTCACCGTCATCAATCGATTCAAAATCGAGTATTTTAATATTTAATTCCATCTGATCAAAATCCAATAATCCCATGGCGTTATTTCTGTGAAGATCGAGATTAATAAACCCCGATTCGTAAAACGTTCTCAATATATTAAATAAAACGTTACAATAAATGAATTCTTTATCGACGGGGGCTATAATTTTACTTTTTTGTTGAATGCTTTTTGATACAGACGTAGGGTTTTCGTTTATAACTAAAGTTACTTCTTTTATTAAATCTTCGTCTATATCTTCATCCAATTCGGTGTCTTGTATAGAAACTTCAGGTTCCGGGTTTTCCGTTATATATTTGTTTATATTGTCAAGTGATGTCCGCGTAATCAATTCTTCTATTGTTTTATATTCAATGATAGACTCCATGGCAATGACCCCTAAAACAATGTCTTTATCGGAATTTATTTGATTCAATATATATTCGATCATTCTGCGCGATTCGTTGTCATCGCCACTTCGAATTGAAACGCCGTTCAACTTATCTAATATTATTTTGGCAGGATCGTTATTAAAGATTAAACTCAATAAAACCGAAGGACAAATCGACGCTCCGCTTAACATCGTTTTTTTATAAATTTTATTGAGCGCCTTGGTCTCATTTATAAATTCGGATTGTTTATTGAATCGATGCGAATATGCACGATTTTCTTTATCTACATAACGCTGCGGAATATATATACGACTTTCTGATCTAGCGTCTTGGTACAATAATGTAAGTTTTAAAAT